ATCGATTTCTTCGGCCGTCCAAAACGACGCTTCTGATTGTTTATAGAACTTCCACAAGTCGTGGTGTTCGATAGGGAATAGGACGAACCTATTAGGATTGTCTTGTAAAATTTTCTCCATTTTTTTTATTGATTTTTGTTTGCTAATTCTTGTCTTTTTCTAAATGCTTCGGCCGCTCTATTAGCATTGTTTTGTGTTTTTTGTTCTTCGTGACCTAATAATGTATTTTGTGATTCTGTATCAATAATTAAAAGTCTATTATCGAATTTACAGTTTTGCCATATAATACCGTCTCTACCAATACGTGATTTAAGTAATGTTAAAGTTGCTAAGTTATGTTCTTTTTGTTCTAAAGTCTTACCAATTGATAAAATAACGTGAGCAATTTGTGCTTTCTTAATTGAACCCCCCATTTGGTCTCCCGTTACAACTTCAGATGAAATTGATTCACGATTACCTTGTGTTGCTGTCCAAATTGCCATATTGAATTCACCGGTCATTGATTCTAAACTTCTCATTACCGAACCTTCACCTTTCCATTCTTCACCATTCGTTGATTTATCAGATGAAATACAATCCACATAATCTAATATTAATAAATCAACTTGATAACCATTTTCTGAGTTCATTTTTCTTAATTTATTTTTAATCTCAGAGACGGTTACGTTATCACTTGCAAGTTTTAATAACTTAATACTTCCTTTAGATCTTTCCTGAGCCTCCATTACTTTTCTAGTAACTTCCTCTTTGTTTTCAGGTTGGTCGTCAGGTGCAATATCTGTCCAAATCGTAAAGTGTTTTCTTTTAATGTTACCCGGATTATCCTCGAAGAAAATCTGAACAACGTTGTAACCTAAGTTATATGCTGTATTTGCAAACTTAGTTAATAATGTAGTTTTACCGGTACCAGTTGGTGCAAGTACTATACCTAATTCACCAATACCTAAACCACCTTTTAATACTTCATCAACTCCAACGATTCCCGTTGCAATTGGTAATCTAAAATCCTTCTCTAAAGCTCCTTCAATATCGTGGAACACGTCAGTTGCTTCATCATTTGAAATACCAACTTGTAGTGCCTTTTGAATGATTTCCTCAATCTTATTATAAGCCTCAAACTCACCACTTTCAATAATACTGTTTACGTTCTTTAACTCTCTTTTTAAATTCTGTTGTTTACAGAAATTAAGTGCGGTGTCTTTTACATACTCAGTTTGTGATTCATTATCTTTAATTGCCTCTAACGTATCTACGTGAACTTTGGAAGAATCTTTGTTACCACCCTCAGCCATAATCTTTTGTGCTAAGGTATTATAATCAGGGATTTTACTATAGTTTTTGTAAAGTTCTTTGATATTTTCCATAATAAATTTGAATGAATTATTATCGAAAAATTTACTCTCTAATACATCTATGATAGTTTCTCCATACTTCTTGTCCTCAACAATTGCCTTAATAAGAGATTGTTGAAACGAAAACCCCAAATACCCAAAATTCCTTTCTTCCATTTTTATTTTTTATATGTGTTTAAATTATAATTCGTAGTTGAGATATGTTGTCTCTAACTCTTCTGAAGACAAAATGTCGGTTAAATCTGACAAAATTCTCTTCAACTTTGGACGAATATCAACCGTATATCTCACCTTTGGATGGTAATAATATGCGGGGAATATCCTTTGAATAAATACGTCGTCGCCGAGCTTAATTTCCAATAAAAAATGTTCTTTTAACTTCTCATCTTCGTCTTCCACATTCTCCGAAGATAGGATATAGTTTTGATTTTCACACAAATAATTGGAACTTTTTATTTTCAAATCTTCACTAAGATCTTCACAAATATTTTTTAAATAATAGTGTAAATCCATTGAACGACGCGCTTGTGGAACGTGGTCTCTCACGTTAAAAAATCTCTGACATACAATATGACCTTCTAATGATAATAGAAACTCAAACTTTGTGATGTTTTCTTGGTTTTGGTAATTACTCATTTGTTCTAATTTTGATTGTTTTTGTTTTATTTTTTTCTTTTCTTGTTAGTCTAAGGAATGGATTTAAAAACATTGTCCATCGGTCATCGGATTTTGGTAATGCCGTAAAGATTCCATCTTCCATCATCATTCTCATAGTATTTTTATATGACCTCCCTTCGGGGTCTAAATTTTCATTAATCAATAATTCAATTCCCTCTTTTGCTTCATCCGTTAAAAAAGGATTATCTAAACTTACGATACGATTGTTTACGTCAAAGAATTCTTCACCAAATACACCGTACTTTGTTACACCTGTAAGTAAATTCGCAATTAATTTATTATGCTTATCTTGTTCGAATAGAACATTACATTTGTCTTTAACTTGTTCAATTGTTAGTTGTTGAGTTCTTAGTTCAGGGAAAAGAGATAAAAATCTCTTAATTCCCATTCCTCTTATACCTGCAATGTTATCGGAAGAATCACCACACATCATCTTGACTAATCGAACATTCTCGATTAAGATTTCTTCGTGGTTGTATACAATCGTATCGTTTTGTTTATATAATTTTTGGTGTGACGGATTATAAATTTGAGTAGTACCTGAAACGAGTTGTGTTAAATCACCATCCGATGAATAAACTATCTTTCTTTCGTCAGGAGAGTTTTGAGTATAGTAAGCGATGTTATCATCAGTCTCACAATACTCATATTCCCCTTGTCTTACAAATAATTCCTCGAGATATTGTTTGATTCTATCTCTTTGGTAATTGTATGAATTTAGTTCTTCTTCAGTTCTAATTCTCTGTCTTCTATTTTCCTTGTAATGGATATATATTTTCTTTCTGGTTTGTGAACCCTCAAGTCCATCCCAAAAGACAACTATCTTGTCTAATTGATATAACTCAAATGATTTTCTAAGAGTATTAAGAAAATGATATATCCCTCCAATATGTTGACCTCTATAGAACATATTCTTGACACCATAGAAACCAATCGTAAGTAAATTGTCACCATCAACAAGTAAAACGGACATTAAATTATTTTATAAATCACTCTCTTCTGTTACAACTTGTACGTCTGCGATGTCTGTAACATTAACACCTAATTGTTTTCCAATGTAATCACCATTATCTCTCTTATACTCCTCGATAGAACGTTTCTCTTCAGTATCGTCCTTACCGTGCATAAAACCTTGTGGTGTTACCAAGATACGTCCATCCTCATATCCACCACCGTTGATGTGGTTCTTACTGATTGAGATTTTGGTACGTGTCGCAATTCTGATTTTTCTCTTGTCTTTAGTGATAGAGATTTTAGTAGTTCCCGCACCTTTTTGGTTACCGAATAAGAATACTAATGATGAGTTTAACCAAATGGCTTCACCACCTTTAGCTTTGATTTTTGGTTGTCCAAAAGGATTGTCAGGTAATTCTACCCAAGGTTGGTTAACAATAACCAAACTGTTTGTGTAAGGTTTATCTGTTCTTCTTGAACCTGAAATACGTTGATTGATACCCATTCCAATTTTATCTGCCAAAACAGATGCATTGTGTTGTTTACCACCTTTACCATCATAAGTCATCTTACAAGGAACTGAACCAACTGAATCCCAAAGGAATAATAAATCATAAGGGATATCACCTTTCTCTTGTGCGTCCATTAATTCATTGATATAATCTGTGATTTGTTCAATGTATTCGAAATCACTATTGAAAAGGTATTCACCGTCTTTATCAAATCCCATTAACTCAGCGTGATCCCAACTCCATTTTTGTTCTGTAATAATGAACACAGGAAGGATTCCTTTCTTTTGTGCGTCAACCGCTGTTTTTACTAAAGCTGTAGTTTTACCCGTATCACTATGTCCTAATAACATATTGATATGACCCATTGCAGGACCAGGAATACCTGTAGCTTCGTTAAACGCATCTCCTAAGTCGAAGAAACGGTCAGCTTTATATTCGGCTTCTTTTGAGAATTTCTTCTTGATTGCCGAAAAATCTGTTTTTTTAATACCTGCCATTGTTTTGTTGTTTGAAAAAGTGGGACCCTTGATGTTATCTCAAGTCCCCCTATGAATTAATTAAAAAGGTAATTCCTCATCCGCCTCATCTTCAGCCTGTGGGTCAACCACTGGCGTTGATGATTTTGGTGCTGAAATTGTTTCTTCAGCTGTTGAATTTGAAACCCATTTGTTGCTATTGGTATCCCAACGTGGAACTTCACCTTTTGCAATCATCTCTAAGTAGTCTTCACCTTTCTTAGAATAAACGTCAGACCAAGTTGTCTCATCATCTAACCACGTTTTTGCGACATTTGCATCTGTGTGTAATGGACTTGCGTCATCGTTTAATACTGAATTAATAACGGTGTATTCTTTACCTGTTCCCGCTTTAGTTAAAGCTAAAGATAAGATTAAGTCACGACCATTTTCAGGACTTGTAACATCACCTTTGTTACGGAAAATAGGGAAGATTTTATCAATGACACCATCACCTTTTGCGTTGTGTTTAAATCTCCAAAACTTAGGACCATCTTGTTCGTGGTCACGGTCAATTACTTTTACAATGTAAAACTTACGAGAACGATAGTTACGTGCTAATTCTTTATCAGAATCTACACCTGTCATCATTAATCCTTCGTAAACCTCGTTCAATGGTGAACGTTTACCTTCTTGTGCTGGGTCATATAATTTTACCCATTTTCCGTCTACCTGTACTTCGTGAAATTTAACTTCTACGAATGGAGAAC